CGAGGATTATATCGATATTGATCCAGATAAAGGAATGCAGATAACGTATTGTGACAAATGTTTTCAAACATTTCCAAATCGTTAACACATGTGAGAAATAATTTCATAATAGATATAATATATTATCTATTATGTAATTTAATTTTTACGTTTATGACGACGTGTTTTGCGATTTTTACGACGACGTCCGCCCGTTGTCTTCTTGGCAAGCCAAGAACCTCTGACCACCTTACTTCCCCTACTTCCAATCCTATCTGTAAAATCGTACTCACTGTCTAAACTTGATCTAGAACTACGATCACTTAACATAGAATCACGACTTAACATAGAATCACGACTTAACGCAGAATCACGACTTAACATAGAATCACGACTTAACGCAGAATCACGACTTGACGCAGAATCACGAATATGATCTTGTACCATTTCATTAGTTTCTTTCCTATAGTTAAAGGTTCCATTGGATGTTTTTACAGTAACATTGTATGGCATATTATTTACCCATTTACCTGTTACTACTGTTCCAGATTGCTTAGCGTTAGGGTTCATAAATGTTTCGGATGAAACATTGAGATTATTGTCTGACTCCCAAGTTCCAGTTCCAGAAGCACGACCTTTTCCACTAACTTCTTTATTTCCACAATCTACTTCACCACGATAAATACCAGTTCCTGGATAATAAGGATCCCAATCGCTTAAATCAACTCGTTTTTGATCAACCCGAATACCTTTTTCCACACCAGCACATCCTTTTTCTATACCAGTACTTCCTGCAACTCTTTTTCTAGATCTACTTCTTCCACGACGAGACTTTGAACGTTTTGAACGTGATTTCATTGTTTTAGTTTTATTTTTTCCCATATCTATATATTACATAAAGATAAATACTATACAGACATCATTATTTGTATAGTATTTTATATTTTATTTACTTAGTATTAAATGTGGTATCTCTTGTAAGATTGTCAACACTTACCACATGAACATCATTTGCTTTATCACATACTCCTTGACATTTATTAGCACCACTAGAACCAACGCATTTTTTTCCTGTTGAAGTCTCTGTTTCATCTGCACCCGTTACAGCGTTATTATCTTCACACCCACCCTCTTTATTGCAACTATCTTCTTTTACTTGTTTGTTTCCCCATACCACACAAGGAGAATACCAAGGAGAATCGCAGGCACAAGTTTTATCATGAATATTTTGTATTCTTAAAGACACTTCACTATTATCACCCATTAAACGCAATACTTTATCATACGCCAAATCAATGACGTCGGTGAGAGTATATGTGCAACACGAACATAACACAAATGCACCTACCGTCCAGAAAAGTATTATCATCATAATAATGTTAAGTAGTGTCAACTTTATCACTCTGCCCAAAAACTTCATTTCTAAAAATGTTTGATCTAATTTAAACTCGAACATATTGGTATCTATATATTTGGAAACGATTATTATTTATTCAAAATGATCTAGACATGAATTATAATCTAAAATAGTAAGACCCTCTTCGGTATTAAACTCGCCTTTTTCTGTAATAAGGTGATATAACACTTTGGATCTTCTATCATTGTCAGTCAGTTTTTTATCTAAAAACTTGGAAATAGTTGATACTGGTCTTTCACAATGTCCATCATGATTTTTTATTTTATAAACAATATTTCTACCTCCACGTACCACATGAGTTCTGTCTCTTCCATTTGTAACATTATAGTATATTTGCTCAATATCCTTTGCATAAATCTTTACAACTCCAATAACCATATTTCCTAAACCAAGTTTTGTTCCTAATTTTATCTTTGATATTGGGATTGCACCATCCATCGTATCAAGATACGTCAACTCATCCAAACCTCCATCAAAATATTTATGTATATTCTCGGGATTATATAAATCTGTATCACTTAATGATGGCGATACTGTATCTTTTATTTGTTTCATAAAATGATATACTTCGTTTGGTTTTATCATATCATCCCAATCTGAAAACACCAAGTTTTCAATATGAATTTTCTTAGTACTAACATTGAGACAATATAGACAAGTTACATCTGATGTATCCATCAATATATTATAGGCTGGGTGTTCTCTAGACTTTATCCAATCCCCATCGTAAAAAACATAATGATTACCGGTTACTTTGGTAGAATATATCTGACCAATATCGTCAGAAGGCATCCTTTTAAGTTTAAAACGACCGGTTACGAAGCCTCCATCCTTCAATATGTCACCTATCTTAATACTTGAAATATGGACTGTCTCTCCATTCTTTAACATTATTGGTGTATCCCCCACAAAACAATTCCCTGGCTTCCCCGGCGGAGAGCTACCTTTAATATTCATAATTTTTGATAACCATACTGTCATGATTATAAGTGGAATTGATATGCCTATAAACATTACAGTCATACTAGCCGCTATCCACCATGTCCAGGGCATTAGCCAAAAACCAACAATCATTGCAGCCATCGCTATTAAAAATATAACTACCAACTGAAGGATTGCACCTAGGGCAGACTTTAATGTATAATAGGAACCTAACACTGTATATAAACCTGCTACTGCAACACCTTGTGCTTTTGCGAACAGATCACGCATTGAAATAATTATTTGCTGCATAACAATTACAAAACTTGCTACACGGTTCATAATATTTTTCACAACCATCGTCAGCTTGTCACGTATAGATTTGAACATCTTTCGAATAGACTGTAACGCCGACAATATGATCTTCCACATACCAAGAATAGGATACAAAATAAACTTAATTGGATTAGTGAAATTACTCACAATATTCGTAAAAATCTCGTTTATACAAAAGTTTGCATTGTTACCTGCAAACTTCACCCAACCTGTATCCTTAGGTTTCATAATATAACCAGCAAAGGGCATATATAGAGGATTACATCTGTGTTTTGTCCAATTTTGCCTTACTGGTTCAAGCCTCATATTTATCTTGGTGAACTGAAAAAACAGAACAAGTATAATTATCAACCATGCAAACATAAACACAGACCCCCCATACAAATCAAAATATGATAACTTATCATATGTTTTATTAATATAATCTATACTTTTTTGAATATTGTTCATATATTGACCATGGATAATATTCAAATAAACATAACACTTAACAAACACTCTTATTAAGTGTCCATTTATTAACCCCAAAATCCTTAAATTCTTATATTTATTTTGGCACCAAGTCATCTTCCCAATCCCAAAACGTCATACCTGCAACAGGGATCGTATGCCCATCCGTTATCAAACACGAAAATGTATCGTCTTTCTCAGTTGTTAACACTGCATCAGGGTGATCCTTTACCATACAATATCGCTTTGTTTGTTCATTCAATATATAATGTGATCCAGTAACGTATACAGTTTGATCATCGTATTGAGAGTTCATCCTATAAAAACATTCATCATTCGCATTCGCAACTTTCAATACTGCATACACTGACTGTCCATTACTTAACTTATCTCCTAAAGAAACTTTATTCATTGGAATTATATCACCATTTTCCAGTTTGACAAGGGTATCTTTTCTAAAACAAATTGCCCTAACCATCTGTCCAGGAGGACCAGCCCATGCACTTTGCATTGTCTTTACAGACCCGTCCATAGTATATAATAATGTCACTAGCACACCTATCATTTTTCCAACACTATCTTTAATAGAAACAGTAAGCTTCTGCATTTGCACACTTATATTTGCAAATATTCCCATAATTACACCCACGATATTTGCGATGAACCCTCGTATAAATGATATCATCTTTCGGAACTTCTGGAGTGATCCAAATACATCGGATGACATTGTTCCTAAGTTCTTGATAATCCAATTAATTGGTTTCAATAACACGCCCATATAATTGGATTGCATGTTCTGAACACAATATGTAAAATCTTCTTGAACATTATTTGATAATGGCATATACATTGGATTACATCTATACTTTGGCCAATTAGCACGTATATTGTCTATCTCAATAAATAGCATCAACCCTAGTGCAAGAGCTATATATGCTACTGTCACATAGGCAAGATTAAACCAGTCACCTCCTTTTGGCATTATAAATTTCGATTTGTATAGACTATACTTATAATACAAAAATATTATTGTTTCATAAACAATACTATTTTGAAATCAGTCTTTATTCACTTAACGGTGCTTTCTTGAACGCCTACTTCGAGACTTCTTAACTGTCTTTTTCTTACCATTCTTCTTTGACTTTCTCTTTGTTTGGCGACGACTTCGCTTTCTTCTACGTTTTCCACCTTCTTGAGCAGGTCCTACGTTATCATATTGCGTATCGGCCATACCTTGATTACTCGCCGCCTGATTAGCCGTCACTTGGTTCTGAGCAGTATAAGGACCGGCCGCTGTTTCTCTTGCTGGGCTATCTATATCTACTGCTTTTATTGCAGATCCACCTCGTTGATGACGTCTTCTTCGCTTTCCTCCATTTTGAATATTATTCAACTCATTTAATTTATCGCCATCCTCACTCCCTGCATTAGCTGCATCTTCTTGAGAATTAGTAGAGCCATTTGTATATCCTTGGGTTTGAGGAGGCTCAGCACCTGGACCATATTCGGAACCACCCGCTTTCATATTTTTTCTGTAGCCACGAACCATATCTATATACTTATTATAGATTATATTACATTAATAATAAGTTACTCGTACATAAATATAAACATAAAACATATATATAGGTATATCCAAGATTAACAAAACAGCTAGCTGACAATGGATGACACTGAACGACTACAACTAAAAAAGATGGTTGAGGCAAACAATACAAAGGACCACACTGATACCATTCGAAAACTAAAACATAGCCAAAACCTAATTTCGGAGATACGCACACTTCAACAACTCAAGTTTAAACACAAAGGTGACCTCAACAAGGTTCACGAAGAAGCACTAGAAATGTGTTCGTTCTTATACACAAACTACACCGACATATACAACAAAGTCAAAAACGACGAAATCGATCTCCCATTGTTAAACCAGTTTCTTAATGTCTTACAGAGAATTGAAACCGGAGAAATGGATCAACACGAAGGATCCTTTTTTATCGGAAAACTTCTCAAAGAAATATATATTGACAGTGCATTGAAAAAGGCTGATAAATTAGATCAACAAAGAGACGCTGCTCAAGTTGTTCACACTGCTGCTGTACACAAGGTATCCTGGAAAGAGTTCAAGGCATCGAAACAATAAATATGATTGATATATGATTGATATGGTATTACTTTTTACTATATCAATACAATTGTAAACATATTCGTTATATATTTACATATAAAATTGATTTGAGTTGAATACCTTCTCTTATACGTAAATAGATATATCAAACATGTCCGGAACAGAACTAATGGCTCCACAAATTACCAGTTCTATTATTTATGAACTTGGTATTGAAACAACAAAAAAATTAAATGAGAGACAAGATAAATTAGAAAGTATTACATGGAATAATGGCGAAGCTAATCTTGATACGGAATATTCTGAATTAGCTTGTGATTGTTGCATAATGGCGTGGGAAATAATTAAAACAAAATATCCCGAGTATAGCGAGATAGAGATTGCTTGTATAAAACCTGATATAAATATTACATTTACATATTCGGATGGAAGAAAATCAACAGACAAAATAGAACTAAAAAGTTCAAAAAGTAAAAAAATGCCCGGGTCAACCATAAAAAAATTGGATATTAATCAACCGCTAATTTATTGCTTAAGACCATCCATGGCTTCAGAACCGTACAAAATAAGATGTTCGCAATATTATTCTGCTATGGGCGAAAGTGAACATGATTTGTTTCAAGATAGAACCCCAAGACCTTTCATTAATTTTGAAAAAATGAATGAAGTAGATAGCACTATTCCTTTTGTTAGTAAAGACAAAGATGTTTGGATAGAGCATTATGCCAAATGTGCATTAAAAAGGATTGAAGAAAATACAACATGTCAAAAATCTTGGCAAGATGATATGATTAAAATAATGAAAACAAACATTATTGAAGATTACATCAGAAATACATCAGAACAACAATTTCAAATAGATAAGAATTATTTACAAGTTGGAAATACAAATATTTAAGTGAAATGGCTTTTACATAATTCATTGACTTTATCTGCAATTAAATAACCCAATAAAGGCGGAACAGCATTTCCAATATATTTGTATGCGACCATGTTTTTTTTTTCACTAAACACATATTCTGGAGGAAATGTTTGAATTAATCCTGCCTCTCGAACTGTTAATCGTCGCTCAACCATAGTTTTTTCATTTACATTTATCTTACTATTCTCATGTCTACGGAACTCAATATTTCCGTGATGCTCAGCTCTCATTGTTGGTGCAAATGATCCAAGGTTTACTTCTGTTTGACCTTGACCTTTTTCAAGTTTTTTTGCTTTTGAATATACCATTTGGGAAATATCATCTGTAACATCAGGTTCTATAAGATGTTCGAAATATTTTCCGACATTACATTCAGTTTTATTCTTTGTAATTATGTTCCAACCTTCGTTAATATCGACATTTCTTTCTTTTGATATTCCCATAATTATAACTCTCTTACGAGTTTGCGGTATTCCAAACTCAGGACAATATATAACTTGATAATTAACATCATATCCTAACTCCGAAAAGTCTGTCATAATTTGTTTAATAGGTTCGTTTTTCATAGTAAGCAAACCATATACATTTTCTGCGACGAAAACCTTTGGTTTTACTCGGTTCACCACTTCGACAAAACTTTTATACAATGTTCCTCTACTGTTTTCTTTGTTAGTATCTACTTTTTCTTTTAGATCATGTCCTTTATCACTTTCAAAACCTTTTCTTTTACCTGAATGTGAGAAGTCGTTGCAATTATGAACTATCGTATTTTCTACTATATAACTGTTATCATTTTCCACTTCAAAATTATAAACTCGTTCATTTTCAACATACTGCTTTTCTATTTTAAATGGGGCATACCAAACATAGCCATCTTCAATTAATGATGATGTAGTTTTTACCAGATTTCTACAATATCCACCTACTGTATAACTCTCTCTTTGATTAACGGTTCTTCCTTCAATTACAGTTGTTTTTGGACGAATATCTTTACTTATACCAAATATATATCCCAATTTTAGAAATAACCGTTGAACACCCAATGCTAAATTATGTGAAACTGTAGTTATACGATATTTGTCATTTTTTTTATTTATACTACCATCAGCAGTCATATAGCCATCAATAAATTCTTGAATAAACTCTTTTGGTGCATCTTGGACCCATTCGGGTATTAGTTTTCCATGAGCGTATTTACCAAATTGTTTAAATATATTAAACCATACAAAATCAGCACAACCATATTTATTACACTTATTACCAGAAGGGCATTTTTTATCAGTCAACTTTAATATATTATTTATTCTATGAAGTACAATATTCTCATCTGTTGTATTAATAGCAAATCTTATTTTATTCATACAACGACCATCTGCTTTGGTTGTTTCTTCTATCCAGCCATCTCCTATAAAATAACCCATCATAAACCACATATCAGGATTATCAAGTTTAATTTTAACTATATCAGATTTATGTTGATTTATACTTTTATTAAAAGTAAACTCAGGGATGATAGTATTTTCATTAATTTTCATACCAAAATAATGATTATTATCTAATTCATGTGCTTTTTTCCATTCTGGATTTTTAAATTCATATTCATAATTTCGTAATTCATTATTCCATTTTCGTGCTTTTTCACGAACATAAAACGGATGTTCTTCCGTACAACATATTGTATCAGAATGATATTTAACATTAATATAATACAAATTACCAGTATATATTTTTTTTTGTAAGTTTAATATAGTTTGAAACCTCCCTGTATGTGTCATTAATGTGTCTGTTAAAACAACTTCTTCAATATTTTTATATCCATTATGAGTTAAAACTTTTGTCCCTGCTATAAAACAAGGAAAGCCTCCGATAACTATGTCTGCTTCTGGAAATATGAAGTTTTCTGAAATCAAATTATAAATACTGGTTGTATTATAGTTAGAATTGTCATTGTTAAATCCAAATACTTCTTTTGCCCCTTGAAGTATATCATTTTGAAATACACACTCAAAGTTATTTTTTTTTAATACAACAAAGTCCTTTATTGTGGATCGGGTATCTATAAACTCTTTATTTATAATTGAATCTTCGTGTACAATTACTTCACCATCAAAACCCATATCCATACCACCAATCCCGGTGAATAATGAAATTACTTTATTTGTTGTCATAGTTTTCTATACTTATATATTATCACTCTAGACTATTTCAATTTATCTGAAAATCTAGATTTTTCATTTAAAAATAAACTGACATAAACAGTTTTTTATGTAAGTAGATATTAAGTCAAATGCTTACATTAAAAACACCAAAAGCTGACAACAAATATTTTTGTGAACATTGTAACTTTGGTTGCAATAAAATTAGTGGTTACAATAAACACTTATTAACAAGTAAACATGAAAGGTTGACAAATCCCAACAAATTACCACCAAATGATAAACCACATATGTGTGGTTGCGGCAAAAGGTATAAACATCGTCAAAGTTTATACATTCATAGAAAAAAATGTCTGTTTATTAACTCTGAAAATGAAGAAGTACCAATCAATGATAACAAAATGATACCAAACGATAAACCATATGTGTGCGATTGTGGAAAAGGGTATACGTATGATAGTGGATATTATAGACATAAGAAAACTTGTACGTTTATTAACTCTGAAAATAAAGAAGTACCGAATAACGATAAAGAAACACAAACTGATAATAGTTTTCAATTAATAACACCAGGCACAAAAAAATGTCATTGTAATTGTGATACTATGTCTAATAGTATGTCTAACCTATCTAAACTAATAGACCAATCAATGAAAAACACTGAACATATTGATATGCTTTTAGATATTTTGATCCAACAAAAAAAAATATAATAGATTGATCCATAAAATGTACAAATTTGAAGTTTAAAAGTTTTGTACAATTCGGAATGGACATTTTTAAAATGTCCAATTTGAAATATACAGAAGTTTAAACTTTCAAAAAATTCGTGAATTTTGAGTTGTGAGCATAATGCTCTAATTTCAGTTTTTTTGTGAATTTTCTGACTGCATAAAAAATTCATATTATTTTATAAAAGAATATAGGCGTTTTTTTTATTAGCATATATTAAGGAGAAATGCTAAATGAAAAAACGCCGAAAAACGCCGAAAAGTTTGAATGTGTTTCATGTGACTTTAAATGTAGCAAACAAAGTGACTATACACGACATTTAATGACACGTAAGCACCTAAATGCTAAAAATGCTAAAAATATTACGCCAAATGCTAAAAAAAAATGCCAAATAGATTTTAACTGTAGTTGTGGTAAGCGGTTTAAACACCAGTCAAGCTATTCTCGCCATAAGAAGACATGCACGTATGTTCATGAACCCGAACCCGAACCTCAACTTGAAGTCAAAGAAAAAACCAAACCTGTTACGCAACTGGACGTACTGGAAACAATGGTGAAACGTATGGAAACACAAGATGAAGTTATTGAAAAACAAGGTAAGTTTATTCAAAAATTAGCTGAAAATATAGAAACATCTCAACCAAAGGTAATCAATAATTACAATACAACGAATAACTTCAATCTCAATATGTTCTTGAACGATACATGTAAGAATGCGATGAACATAACCGACTTTATGGAGTCCATCAAGCTTACAATTGCAGACATGGATCATTTGGGGAAGGTAGGTTATGTCGATGCAGTAAGCAAGGTTATTGTTGATGGCCTCAACCAGTTGGATGTTAGTGAACGCCCGATACATTGTACAGATGCAAAACGCAATTCTCTTTACCTCAAGAATAACGATGAGTGGAACAAAGAGGCTGCTGACATGCCTAACATAAAGAAGGTCATCAAAAATGTCACGAATAAAAATCAAAGTAAGATCTACGACTGGATGGATCACAACCCGGCACATAAATCATTAGGCACTGCAAAACATAGGGAATACATGTCGATTGTCGGAGAGGCAATGGGACCAACAACCGATGAAGAAGAGACCACAAAGTTCAAGTCTATTATAAACAGGGTATCGTCTGCAACAGTAATAGACAAACAAGCACCTCCACCGACCAAGCCTGATCTAAAAGATACAAAAATACAAGTAACTGAAATAAAATAATTTATTGTCTATCATATAATGGGGTCATTACAATCTAAAAAAGTTCGTCCAGAGAAAATTATAGCCAAATGTGTTGTGTGTAAGCATTTGCTGAATGACAACTTTCTTCGGTGCAATGTGTGTACATCATCGGTTCACTATGATTGTATAGTGGTGGATAATGTAGGCCGAACTATTTGCAACTATTGTAGTCGGTGGGACACGCTTGTTCCCGTAATAAAATGATACAATTAACGCATGTATAATTGTATTGTATAGACTAAAAAACACATAAATATAATCTGTTATATTATTGTACTTGAAATAGAACTAAAAAATATGGGGGGATGTATGTCTTATTTTCAAGATAGTTCAAACAAAAAAAAAAAAGATTTATGTGGTATATGTCATAAGGAAGTAGGTATTCGATATTTGGAATGTTCCAATTGTCAAAGATATTTACATTATGACTGTACAAAAGTAGGAAACCGTGATTTAGACTTTTGTGATATTTGTCGTAAAAGAGGAAGTTTGTTCAGACGAGTTAACTTAAACTTAGCCCATGATAAATTAAATAGTCTGTAGAAAGTAGGATAATGTATAATTATTTGGATACATACATTATACAGATAGTCGGAGAATGAATAAAAATGTGGACAATTCAACGAGTTCTGATGTTTCAAAGCCAAATATTAATAGATATTTATTGAAATACAATGCTTTGGCCCATTTGTCTCTTGTAGTTACTTATGGGTATACATGTATGTTTAAGTTTTACTCGTTGTTTACACATAATGAAACATGTAACGTTGGAGAGTTATGGGATAAAGAGTATGGAAGAGTTGCTTTTTTAATTGGTCATATGTTAATATCAACAACACAACTTCTCTTGTCATACGATGATCCGGGAACTATTGAGTTGAGTAATATGTTGTTGGGTATGTTTGGTCATGCATTGTTAATGATCTATGGTTTTTGGAAGTTAAATATACAAGGCGTATCTTATTTAGATACATTTTTTCTATTTCTTCAGGGAGGCATGATTTACTTTTATGCATCAAATAGTAATCCAGATATGGGGGTTATTCCAGTGCAAGACAAGCTAACTAGGCGAGACTTGTATCTTTTTACATTTGGATGTCTTTGTGCTTATTATGTATACATGGCAATTCAAGACCAATCCGTGAAACGGTATGGTTTATGGGCGGTTGCTTCTGCCTATTTGGTATTAATATACATGTTTTTTGAACAAAAACCCGTAGATCTTAGGAAGAAGACATTATAATTAGTAAATTTTATTTGAGATCCATCCAAAAAATAGTTCTGTTAGTGTAGATGGTAAATCCTCTCCACCAGCTTTATGTAATCTTTCGTCACTGTCAATTCGATTAATCGTTACGCCTCTTTCTAGGCTTGACAACGTGTTTGTAAACCTGTCCATTCTCTCTTCGTCTTCAATGTAATCGGGGTAAATACCTGGCGTAATGATTACATTAAAGAAATCTCTTATTGTCTTGAAAAAGGTATCCATTTAATTAAGTATACATAGAGAAACCCCTTTATATTTTGTTAGTTATTGAAAACAATGACCGCATTTAAATATGTCGCAAATAAGCACCAGAGGAGGTAAGGAATAAATAATCCACCTGATACTTGATCGTACTTCCAGAATGTATACGTTAAATATGAAACAATAGATGTCATAATGACGATATCAATAAGGGCTAGATCAGGGCGTTTCGTTGTAAAAAATATATACGTCCATGAAAAGTTGAATATTAGATGTATCAAAAATATGGAAACAGGAAGACATATTATTCGAGTAGATAATTTACATTTATTACTATTCCATATTCTCAATGCAGCAATAAACATGGTTACGTATAAAATTGGCCATACAACACCAAAAACCCAACTAGGTGGTGTTAAAGAAGATCTATTAAGCGATGTATACCATTGTTGATTTTTCATGAAGTTAAAAGTTCGTGTATATAGTAATGTAACATAATCTACTCGAGTGATGTGTTTTCGAACCCGATTGAGATTTCGATGATTAGGGGGGAGGGTGTAGGGGATTATTATCGGAGGGTAATATAAGAAGAAATATGGACCAACAACATGAAACACCAAACGACCTTGAAAATATCTCGGTTGAACTGACACAAACAGATATATTGAAAGAAGTAATATTGGATAATCCAATAACTGAAATACTACCAATTAACTCACAAGTATATAACAACGATTACGATGACGATGCTCAAGGTGACGTTAATCTAACAGATATTAATCAAGTTAATGCAAATGTATTTGTTCATGAAGGGGGAGAAATGATATCGTTAGCGTTAAACAGTAATTTTGGCATCCCGCCTGATGAAACCGACAACGTCATTGCTGGAACGATACTAGCTGTTGCTGATAACAATATTGATATTGAAAAAAAAGAAAATCAACCTAATAAGTTTTTAGTTAATGAAAATGGTGACATACTCCGATCGGGTGGAGAAAACTTTTCTCCAGGTCGATTTGAATACACGTTAGAAACTAATAATAGTGTTCACGATATGTTTGATAATATCAAAATCGATGAGTCAACATCTACGAATGCGAATGTAGAAATAGATAAAGTGCTTACCGAATACACAGGAGTAACTAGTATCCTGGCTACAAGAGATAATACTACATCAACCAATACGGCTGAAAAACCTAATGCTCCTGCTCAAATGGGATATATATGGGGTACTGGTATTGTAAATTGGGTAAGGAGTAACGATGGAGATCGTGATAATGTTTGTTATTTGTGTGGACAAAAAATGGAACAAGGTAATCATAATGCTGACCGTGGTACGGATGATTGGGATTATCCCGAAGTGGAACACAAGATCCCATGTACCACTGCATTTACAATATTTCCGAGTATGGATAATTTAAGATGGTATTATCCTTATTACACTGTTAAGCCTGGGGAGACTTCGCGTGCAAGTGTTGGATATAGAAGAACCCCTGTTAATGATAAATCAATGTTAGCATGGTGGTTAAGTTTTACGCCTACTACTTACAAACCAAGTCCATTATCACGGCGTAACGCTGAAAGTAAACAAGAATTTACAGGAAATCAAATGTCATCAGATAGGTTTGAATATTTGCGCAGACTTTATATCTCAATAAACAGAGATCAGAATCATGATATTACATCACATGAGTATCAAAATGTGAAGCATTTATTTAGAAGATTTATTCAGGAGAAGTACGGTACTAGTGGTGTCACTTCTTTTAATCCGACTGTATTTGACTACTCATGGAATGTGATATGTCTATGGCTCATGGAATTTGCTGGATCACATAAAACATGTAATCAGAGGAAAAGTCAATATAACCTCATGACGGCAGAGGGTATAAGAGAGGCAAAAACTCGAAAATATAATGGTGGAAGGTATATAGGAGGCCCTAAGAAAAAGAGTATAGATGATGCTTTTAATCGCCGCATTAGTGTAAAAGGACAGAAACAACAAATTACGGAGGGGATAATATATAATCATCTTACAAGTATTAAAGAACATTATGTAACATGTTGTACGTTGTACGAAACTGTTTCATCTCATAATACCCTGAAGCGTATACATCCTGGTGACAAAATAGAAGTGTATAAACGCATGCATATATGGGATAATTTTCGCCGTATAATAAGTTATGTAAAAAATATTCGTGAAGAGTATTTTAATAACTTGTCAAAAAGCAGCAATGGAAGAATTGACAAAATTAATGTTGCAATAGGTGTAGTGAAAGAAAAAATTGCAAGTATAGAAGAACAATATGATGTATTATACGAAAAAGGAACAAAGATCGAAACTTATATCCAAAGTCCACGTCTACTTAGAAAAGCTCAAGATGAAATAGAGAGACAACTTGCGGCTCTAAACCCAGAACTTGTTGATCTAAACAAAGAACTTGATGATCTATTCACAAAATATCGTAAGTTGAGAAGCCAAGATGACAAATTAACGGCCGAATTAACGGACGAATTAACGGACGAATTAACGGACAAATTAACGGACAAATTAACGGACGAATTAATGGACGAATTAACGGCGGCCGAATTACAAAATCCACGTTCAAGTTATAAAAAACTGTCCCCAAAAAAAGAAATGATAATGCGTGAAGCGGCTCATAGCCACCAACAAGACACGGAGAGCAGCAGACAACGCAATGAAGAGGCCGAGTACGAACGCAAACAAAAAAAACTCGAACGCCAACATGAGCGCGAAACCCGAAAAAAGATCGGCATTACGAGTTCCAAGAAAGGCAAAGGCGGTACACGTCGCAAGCGTAGACAACTCAAATCCAAGCACACACGCCGAGTACGTAAAACCAAAAGGAAGTCGAAGCGAACGCGTCGACTGCGTAAACCTAGTAGAAAGTCAAAGACCCGTCGTCGTGTAAAGAAGTAGTGTGTTCAACATATGTGTCGTGAATGTAGTCATATATGTTGTAATATATAATATGATATAAATGTAAAAGAGGTGGTTAATTAAATAGAACTTACCGAAGATATGTTAAATGAGTTATCAGACCATGAAGAACGACACCCATATTCATATTATATTGTTAAAGGAATGCGAGGAACACATGAAGATGGATATCACGCAAAAATTAGTGAAAAGTTTACAGATTATGAAGAAGCTAAGAACTATTATGACTCTCTTGATCTAACAGTGGTTTATGTTGGCCGTGAATTGGAATGTTATGGAAGTCGTGAAGAGATTGAACAAGAATGTGGAGATTTACTTGATTCTGAATATATTGATGAGATAGCAAAGAAAATGGGAGATTGTGATCTTTGTTGTAGAGATAAGAGTTTTGAAACATATTATGTTTTCAAAAGAGGGAGGAAGCAAGAATTGTTTTCTTGTATAAGTTGTTGGAAAAGTACTAAACAACAATTAGAGAATGAAGGATGGGAATGGACCCTACATTATTTCCCAGGACCAGCATTCTATACAGTAGATAAGGAGGAAGAAGAGGATGAGAAAGAATCAATTGAAGAGGAGTTAGAATATAGTGAAGAAGATCCTGATGCATTTGAATGTGATGATTGTAATGTAGTTGACATAAACTGTTTTGAACATCTTGGTATATCCAAGGACGAAGTAGATATTTATAGAGATTTGGGTGAGCCAGACCGATGTGAAGATTGCTTTGAAAAATGGAAAAACAGCGAAGATGGAAGTGAATACTTGAAAATGGTAAATGGTGATACTGAAAAGGATACGCCTGGTACACTAGAGACAATGTCATTGGATGACATTAAATATCATCTTGATAAGTATGGATATGTTGTAGTTCCTAATGTTCTCGACAAAGATGAAGTTGAAGAGTACAAAACAGAGTTTTTTAACTGGTTTAATACTGCTCCTGGTTTGAAAGATTTTCATGCAAAACATGCTGGTAATGGTATCCTTAAGTTTTATGAAGTTGCACATCAAAGGTTTGCATGGCTTGTGAGAACAAACCCTAAGGTTGTAGACATATTTAAAGGTATTTGGGAAACGGATGATCTAGTAACTTCGTTTGACGGCTCCTGTTATTATCCAGAGGAGTTTAGTGGGAAAGCCAACTATTGGACACACACCGATCAATCGTCTAGGAAGGTTGGTAGACATTGTGTCCAATCATTTGTCAGTTTTACCGAGAATGTAGGTCGAACACTTCTTTTGTATCATGGAAGTCATTATCTTCATCAAGATTATTTCAATATAACGAATACTGATACACCGAATGATTGGTGTGTGCTAGATCCAGACTACCTTAAAGGACTTGATTATAGACAGATGCAGTTGGAAGTAGATCCCGGATCGCTTGTTTTATGGGATTCGAGAGTATTTCACCAGAATACATGTGGTCCCCCAGATTGTCGTGAAGAGCGTCTTGTTCAATATGTTTGTTATCTTCCTCGAGACCACGAAAATAATACTGAAGAAGAGGAAATGAATAGGCGCAGATGTTTTGAAAATCGAATAAATACTAGTCATTGGCCTTATCCTGTTCGAGAAGTTCCACAGTTTCCGACTTGGTTAAGCGAGGATGAACAGCATGAGTATATGATAAATTATAACAAATTGTCCATTACGTGTAAACCTAACATAGATGATTTGCGAGAAAAGATTGAAAAGCTTATATAGGCATACTATATAGCATAAATTATAGTAAACTCATATTATCAACATGTTAACTGGGACAACAACAATTTTACTAAAACTTATATTTATTGCAGTATCTGTAACGGGAGTATTGTTTATGCTAACTGATCGAAATTATCTCACTAGTATGTTTCATAGTATAAAATCTGGATTGTCATTTATTCCGGGTGCAAAACCAGGAGGAGGATATTTAGCTGATATGTTTTCATTTATATCGTCAATATTTTCCAATATTTATGATAAAATAAATCAATATGCACTACCATCAAATCCTGTATCGGACTCGTATCACATGTAAGTAGTATTATGACCTAAAAAAATAATCTTATTAACACTATTGTAATAAGACTATTTAAGTGAATGGGTCCGAAAGTTATTGGCAAAAAAAAGGTGTCTCCTGTTGATTTAACGCTTGTTATTGTCGAGTCTCCGGCTAAGTGTAAAAAGATTGAAGAATATTTGGGCGCTGGGTATAAGTGTATAGCATCGTATGGTCATTTTCGAGAAATAAAAACGTTGTCTGATATCGATTTTGATAATTATAATATAAAGTTTACCCCGAGCATTTTGAAAATAAAAAGAGATGCGGTGAGAGAGATGATAACATTATCTAGGGTTGCTGGGAAGCAGAATGTTGTTATAGCAACGGATGATGATAGAGAGGGGGAAGCAATTGGTTGGCATATATGCGACGTGCTTGGATTAGATGTTTCAACAACTCGTCGTATTATATTTCATGAAATAACGCCGAGTGCTGTAAAGAATGCAATAATCGCCCCTACTGTATTAAATATGAAGATTGTTTATGCGCAGAAATGTCGTCAGATAATTGATATGGTTGTTGGATTTCGCATTTCACCAGTGTTATGGAAAAGGTTTACTTATGGAAAGGCAACCGGCAAAGGTGGATCTCTCAGTGCAGGTAGGTGTCAGATACCATGTCTTAAGATTATATATGATAATGAACTGACTATACGTGAGTATTTAAAAGGAGACAAAGACGGTACATCTACATTTCGTGTATTTGGACGGTTTGGATCTAAGAAGATTACGTTTGTATTGCAGCACGAGTTTACGAATAGAGAAGGCGTGATAAGTTTATTTGAACGTATGACGGAGAATGGGTTTAGTTGTGGTTCAAACCCACATATATTTGATCGAGACAAACCTAGAGAGACGAGTGTTGCGCCACCAAAGCCATTAACTACTAGTAGACTTCATCAGGCATGTAGTAATGAATTATCGATGAGCCCCAAGGATACAATGTCGACAGCTCAAAGATTATATGAACATGGATTGATTACTTATATGCGGACAGATGCAAGCCATTATAGTAATGATTTTATCGATACTGTAAAGACGCATATAAATAAAAAGTTTAATAGCGATCGATATATCTCTTCTGTTATATTTCTTCTCTCTTCAACTACGAGTAATAATACTGAGGAAACATCTTCAGCACACGAGAGTATTCGTCCTACGAATATAAAAGTGGAAACTATCGAAGACATGGCATCATCTGGGTTTACTCCTCGTGAGATAAAGGTGTATAGACTTATATGGCGTATTACAATGGAGTCGTGTATGTCTAATGCTGTGTATTCAAAGATGAAGTGTACGGTTTGTTCGCCTTTATCTGAAAGATGGGTTTTTATTCATGATGCGGTGACACCATTATTTATGGGGTGGAAAGCGGTGAAGTATGGCGTGGATATCACAAATAAAGGTTTAAACGATGATCAAACGGAAGAGACAGATGGTGACAGAGAAGGATTTGTCACAGGTGATTACGAATATTTAAGTTTATTAACGGCTGGACAAGCTATACCATTCGAAGACATTCGTGCTGAAGAAAAGGTTATGAAGCCTCCTCTTCATTATACAGAGGCAAAGCTTGTTCAGATATTGGAAGCAAAAGGAATTGGGAGGCCGTCTACGTTTTCTTCTCTCGTTGATAAGATTCAGGATAGAGGGTATGTAACGAAAACGAATGTATCAGGAGAGACCTATGTTTGCGAGGATCTTTATATGTCAACAACTGGAAATATTGAGAGTTCTCAGCGTGACATAGTAGTAGGAGGTGAAAAAAACAAGCTTGTTATTCAACCAGTAGGAGAAGCAGTGCTTATGTATTTAGAAGATCATTTTTCTGATTTATTTAACTATGACTATACGAAACAAATGGAGGATGATCTCGAGAATATTTCAAATGGGTGCATGAACTGGAACGAGCCATGTGATTGTATTGTAAAAGATATCGATCGACTATTGCTGAATATGAAGTCTAGTGATAAGGAAAAGTACAACGTTGCAATAGATGACAAAACTAATCTTGTAATGGGGCGTTATGGTCCGGTCATAAAAAATGCAGAAGTGGTTGATGGTGTAAATAAGGTGACATTTACAAATGCCACTGATACAAAGGAAGATGATATAAGAGAGGGTGAAACGTCTGAATGGGGGGATAACATTCCTGTGGTCAAAAAGGGTAAGTTTGGTTTGTATGTAGAATGGGGCACATCAAAGATAAGTTTAAAAGGATTTGGAAATAGACCACCTGAAAATATTTCATTGGATGAAATACGTGATGTATTGGAAAGTCATAAGGCCGGCAAGGGTCCTGGTATTGTTCGACAGCTTGATAATGATACAAGTGTTCGTCGAGGGAAAGCAGAGTCTCTTTACATCTTTTATCAGACGAAAAAGATGAAAAAACCAAAGTTTTTTAGAATGCCCAAAGGTATAAATGATGGAAATATGCAGGAATTAGATGCTGCAGTTATTCTAGATGCTCTTGATATCTAAACCAGTTATCATTTGTTATTTTTCCATTGTAAATATAATATTCCTAATCCGAATACTACATATAGTATTGGTAAAAGTTCTAATATTGGATTTTTTATGTTGTCTTTATTATTTAATTGATTATTTATGATATAATATTGTGCTGTACTTAATACGAGCATTACTATTCCAAATATAAATATCCACCATTTTTTAAATATTCCAGCCAAAGAAGCTATCCCAAACCCAGTTCGCATATAAGCTAAATAGGTTCTTTCATTTGCTAGTTTTGTTCTTTTTATTGCTAGTTTATTTGAACTTATTTCTTTTTTTGTGTTCATTTCAATTATATATATGTTTTTATTTTATAAATCCCAGTTGTTTTCTCTCTTTCTCTCTTCTTACTTTTGAATAGTAAGCTTTGATGTTTTTATTTGCAATACGAATGAGAAAGGTTGAACACCGAACTTGACAGGTCTTCCGTTATGGAAACGAAGTCGAACGGTTATCTTTGATAATCTACTTAGTGCAGGCGTATATATTTTTTCCATAGGTTGTGATCCACCGTATGCAACATCATCTAAAATACTGAGAGGCATTTTAGCAAATGCTGAGTTGGGGTTACCTGTGCTGATATTATTTACACTTGAGAAAACGTTGTCTTTGTATGGGGCGATTTCATCTAGACAGTTCAATGTGTCTAGATCCATAAAAAAGTATGGTTCACCTTTTACATCAAGCTGGAAAGTAGGCATAACAATAAAGATAGATGCTTCTGAATATCCATCTGTTTTTCTTTTAAAAGGTTGGTAGTTTGAACTAGACTTATCATAGTAATAATAAGTTGGAAGATTATACCCAGGAACACTTCTGAACTCTCCAGTGTCCCATTTATATTCTACCGGAACTTCTTGTCCAGTTAGACCTAAGTATACAGGAAGACCCCATTTTAAGTCATCTATATAGTAGTCTATCGCTGCACACCCGCCTTTTTTTCTTGGCATAAAGAGAGAAGTATCCAGGTTGGCCTGATATGTGTTGGCGTCCTCAGGACTAGGTATTGAGTTAATAATATTAACAACTTCAATACTATAATAGTTATCTTTATCCGTAATAATTTCAAACTCGTCTGCAAGGTTTCCAATGTGAAACTTAGTGCTAACACTGTCTATAATAATTTTGAAGTGATCATATCCGTCTGTTGTTCGAAAATGTTTACGAGCCTCGTCGGATCTAAGGTATCCTTCCTGTGAGCCTTGAATAAACAATCCATCCATACGTGAATCACCCTCCAGATATTTATCTAACACGCGGTTTAGATCTTGTTTCCATGTTAACAACATAGGAGGATCAAGTGCAGTAGATGTGACTGCATACGTATTTAGTTGGTCCCCTGTCATAGTAAGTCGAACGGCGTTTTGGACTTGGGCTCCGATTTGTACCTTTGGGATATCTGTTCCATGTGCAGCATTGAATGCATCAATTGCGTCCTCTATGGTACTATAAATAGCAGAGTTAAAATATACGTTATCATTGTCTGATGTGATGTAAGGACTTAAATCAGTTTGCACAGTGGCTCCTGGAAAGTAACCCATCTCAAACTTGTAATCTCCCCACCAATTAATACGCGACGTTCCATATAATCTTTGTGCAATACGATTGGTTATTTCTTCATTCATTTTGTTTTGAATTTCAGTTGCCAATTCGGAAGCACTGTATCTACCATCACTTATTCGTATGCGAAAATAACTATTATTTAGAATACTTTCAGATACGTATGCAAAAAATCTTGCATCATCGAAGGTACAACCTGAAACGTCAAGTGGGTTGAATGCTTTTTTAAATCGAAAACAAAGATCTACATTATTCTGTTCTTGAGAAAACTGATCGTCAACAATGGGAAAATAAGAACTTGCCAGTTTAACACTTTCTACATTTTTGTATTCTTGGGGCAAGTTAATGACAAAGTCATTCGAGTCGGGATTTTTTTTCAAGTTACGATCCTGAGAAGAGATTGAAACATACTGCACATTATTTCCATTTTTATCTGGATGTGCAATGAGTGGATGGTTCATATGTACGTTAAGGTTGTTCATTGTATATATCTATATACACTCTGTACATAAAAAATATAGTATTTACACAATATATATTCATTTAATAATAATATAGTATAAGTGTCATGTCCGATACAAATGAAGAAATAACGGGTTCAGATATTGATCTTTCATCACCCCCCCTTAAATCAGGAAAGATTTTCAGCAAAGTTACTAGTGCATCATTATTCGCTGGTTTTATTATATTGTTTCTCTCACTTGGTATGATAGGAGAAACGGGAACTACTGGAAAAATTGTAGGATTTAGCTTTGTTTTGCTTGGTCTTATAATGTTTTTGTCAAATACACTATCAAAAATAGTAAGATCTGGAAATAAGGAATCTAAAAGTGTGTTTTCGATTGCGATAACCTTAGGGCCTTTTCTTCCAGCAATGGGTCTTCTAGCATGGGCAATAAGTATGTTTGCACAATATTTTGACTACATTGCTAAAGACCAGCTTACCCCATCGTTTAAAATGTTCACAACGTTTCTTATATTGATAAATATGTTCTTAGTTCGTATGATGTATAATAATATGAATAGTAAGGAGTTTGAGACTACACAAGTGGTAAATAAGGTTTCTGGTATGATAATGTATTTTATGGAAGTAATTATTCTTGTAATAATGATTAGCATGTTCATCATATTGCGTTTTTTTACAACAGATGGTTTTGAATCAATGAAACCTATAACCGGAAACTTTTCATTAGAGACTAAAGATATGCATATAAAGATGGGTAATAAATAAGGAATTACTCAATGCGTATAGATTTCATTATACATTATTAATGCAATCTATTAAATTATACTTTTGTGAACTTATAAGTAATTCCATATGATGTATCTGTTGTCCATATTCCAGATATTTTAATAGAAAACCTTACCTGGTTGTTTATTTTTGCTTGTGTTTTTGATCCGTGCGTTGATTGAAAAAACTTGAAAAAGTTTTGTTCGAGTTGATCTCTTAGTTTATAGGTTGGTATTTTGTCGATGACATTACAGTTTGATAATATATCATTTTCAAACTCTATAAGGTTGGATATATCATGATTGTTATCAAATACAAACTTATATTTATTGTGGTATACCTCATTAATTTTACCTGGTATCGAAAATACGATATGGATGCCGTTTATACTAACCATATTATTTGAATAAATAATTCTCATAAACAGCCCCCCATTCATAATCTTATTTCTTATTGGTTTACAATAATATACATCATTGATATCGAACATATCTGGTTTCATGGTTATAATCATTATAAGTTTGAATATTCGTATTATATAAAGTGGTTTACCTTGTATGAATTATATAAATTATATCTATATTCAAATGCGGTAAAGTAAATAAAGAATAACCTCGAGTATATACAGTTCATCAGTTCGCCCAATGTTAAAATATTACGAAACCCACTTTGACGATTATTTGACTACTAGTGATAAGAATAATTTTCATCCAAAAATAGATGAATTAATAGAAACCCTTTCTCCTGAATTAGAAAACATGCATAATATGATAGTATATGGTAAATCAGGAATAGGTAAGTACACCCAATCACTGAAAATTATTAGAAAATATAGTCCTACTTCTTTAAAATACGAAAAACGTATGCGTGTGGATATTTCGAAAGTATCATACGTTGTTAGGATGAGCGATGTTCATTTTGAAGTTGATATGTCGTTGTTGGGGTGTAATGCCAAGTTAGTATGGAATGATATTTATAATCAAATAGTAGATATTATATCAAGTAGAAGTTTGAAGGGTGGTATTATTCTATGTAAAAATATGCAGTGTGTCAACAGTGATTTGTTAGATATTTTATATAGCTATATTCAGAAAGATATCATGTCTAAAAATATGTGTATTCGTTTGCTGTTTATAACAGAGAGTGTGTGTTTTATTCCAGATACTATTTTGGATACTTGTGAGGTGATAGGTTTAACAAGTCCGCCTATTACAAAGTTAAAAAAACAGGTCAAACAATATAACACTACGGGTTCAGTTGAAGAGAAAAATATAAAGGGTCCATACCATAATATAAAATCTTTGTATGAAGATACTAGTAATACAAAGTCTGTTCAAGAACTTATTATATGCAATATTTGTTCTAAGTTTGATACAACTATAAAGAACATGAAATTTTCGGATATTCGAGATATGATATATGAGTTATTTATTTACGAAGTAGATGTTCCCGTTTGCGTATGGGAGGTATTAAACCATTTAATAACGAATAATAAAATAACGAACGATAACATGGGTGAAATAGTATGCGAAACATTTAAGTTTTTCAAATTATATAACAACAACTATCGTCCAATTTATCACGTTGAAAAGTACTTTTTTGTGTTAGATCGTTTAATCAACAGTGAATAATGATTTCTTGATTATTCGACTGTAATAAACTCATTTATCATAGGAAATATAGGTTCAATAGCTTTTGCACATGCAATAGCAACCTGTTGATGTTCTTTTTGTGTACCATTTCCTGATCTAAGTTGAATATAATGTATCCATGAACGCATAGTTCCGTTCATATATAACCTAGAAATGGTGTTTCCCTCAGGAAGAACAGCTCTTGCTTGTTCTTTTGCAATACCGTGATCAATTGCCCATTTATATACTTCGGTAGATTGATCAACTACTGCTTGTTGTTTTAGGTTCCATTCTTCCTGTAGTGTTTCGTCATGTGTTTTGATACTATTTTGTCTGTTTTTCTTATCTTGTAGTCTTGCTTCTCTAATATCTACTCCTATGTCTGCAATAGCGTACCTTTGTGAGAACTCTTGGAATGAAAAGGATCTATGACGTAATATTTGTCTGGCAATGTCTCTTGTTGTTTGTATTTCCAAACATACGCTTACCATTTCAAGCGGAGACCAATGATCATTCTTTATAAGATACTTTACTAATTTTTCTGATGTAGCAGTATTATTTTGATTTGCTGGGTTGGAAACTCTTGCACAGTATGCAACGTTATCCAAAAGTGTTTTTCCGAAGTCCGGGTTTATTGGCGCCGAGTGACTTACTAAGCTGGCAGACATTTATAAATTAGTTTGATATTTATTATTTATACTTTAATTAATACAATATAAACTTTGTTCATTATGTTGTATTATTGATAATGGAAATAAGTAGAGCATTAAAGGTAATGGAGATGGATAGTATGCCAATGAGTGTTATAAATGCCGAGATTGTTAAACGACAATATAAAAAAATGGCTCTGAAATTACATCCAGATAAAAACGGCAACACGCCGGAGTCAACTGCAAAGTTTCAAGAACTAAGTGACAGTTATACATGTCTTTTGAATATGGTTAGTGGTGGTATAGATCCTCAACAAGAATGTAAAAATGATGAGGATAATGTGTTTTCATCTACACCTGGAGGTTATTTTGATATCCTTCGTCAGTTTATTCTAAGTACACTTGATAACATTCATAGTGAAAGTATTGTAGAGAAGATTAAACATATTGTAGAGAACTGTCAGAATATTTCTGTGACCTTGTTTGAGAACATAGATCGAGATACATCGATTACTATTTTCCAGTTTTTAAATAATTATAAAGATGTGTTACACATAAAAGATAATACTTTGGAAAAGGTGAAGGAGATTATTCAACATAAGTTTGAAGAATTAGAGATTTATACGATTGATCCTACCTTACATGATATTTTATCCGATAACGTATATCGTTTGAAGATAGACGACGAAGTATTTTTAATCCCTTTGTGGCACAACGAGATGTATTTCGATACAAAGTCACACAAAGAGTTAATGGTGATTTGTCAACCAAACTTACCAGATGGGTGGTGGATTGATGACAATAACAATATATTTGGACATATTGATATTCCGTTTACAAAAGATTTATTGGATATGATTGTGTTACCGGTAAATGTTGACGATGATAGACATATTTTGAGTATTGAACTAAGCAAACTTACTTTTAGACGTGAACAGTTTGTTTGCTTGAAGAAACAAGGTATGCTTCGTATTAATGAAAAAATGATATGTGATACAGATGAGCGTAGAGATATTAATCTTACTGTAAGGTTTCTATAGATATCATTTGGGTTACCATTACAATAACCTCAAAATGAAAAGTTATTATTATTTGTTATTACAAATAAAAATAACTGTTTGTTATTTTACTATTTTTATTTTACTATTTTTATTTTACTATTTAGGTTACAAGATACAATGATTTTATTTAGTGTTAAACCTTCTTCTTGATCACCTTCTTCTTCACTGGCTTGAGTGGCTCTGGAACGGGCTCAGGCTCAACCTCCTCTTCAACCTCCTCTTCAACCTCCTCTTCAACCTCCTCTTCAACTTCAACCTCCTCCTCTTCATCTGACGATTCTACTGCAGTATCAATCTCGGTCTTCTTGAAAACCGTCGTGGGTTCGCCATCGTCATCATCAATTAGACAACCTCCCGTATGGGTGTTGGGATTAGGGTATGAGACAGACTGGAATAGGTTAATACCAATATATGCCTTTCCATTAATGATTGTGATACCGCTCAACTCAAGAATACTTACTGCCTTCCCTCCCTTCTGGAAATGTTGCATAGGAGTTTGGTCAGGATAGTTATTTGCCTCATCTGGCACCCATAGACTGTTCTTATCTTCATCATAGATTTCACATGTGTAGCGGTCCCTGATCTTATTAAACTTTACTCGAAGAACAGGTTCGTTTGCGTTTCCTTCGGCGTTCGTTGTTCTTGGTAGGAACTGATGGAGTTTATCGTCACGAATGCTCTCCTCACTAAGTTGCTTTCCAAACCAATCCTTTGAGTTGGTTACTGCGTGCTTAAGAACAGTGTCATACATCGATTGCAAGTTGTCTAGCAATGCATTAGTTGCACTGGTCTTGTCATCGCCAGATGGGAACTGAAGTGCAAGCTTAAACTTATTGTCTCCCTCATAGTCACTTGCTCCCCAATGGAGCATCTTAGGTGTCTTAATCTTCACCGACCCGTTATTCATCTTTACATTTACCACCTTACCTTTAGCCAATGGCTTGGTGGGTGTAAACTTCATATCACTGAAGTCAATCTTCTTAGAACCGTTGAGAATGTTGCTTGGCATGTTGTCTGTCGCTTTTGTGTTACTGTATATGCATACAATACTAGCTCTGTCTTTAAATCAATTTATTAAAAAGTAGACCCACTTCTGGTAAGGAAACTTCAAACTGTACAGAAATTGTATACGATACTGGCTGGATATCAATAATAACTATATTATAGTAAACAAAATTAAAGTTATGATAGATTATATAGTAATCATCCAATGTCTAGTGATCCTGATCTACCATCTTTAAGTCAAATTGTGCCACTAAATCACGTTGAAAGTAATCTGTCTGTGTCGTCTGATATGTCTTTATTAGAGTTATGTGTTAATAATACAAATGCTATTAAGATATCTACTAGGCGAAAACGAAACTACAATAGCGAACGTCTCGCCGAGTTCATTGATACAATAAAAAAGAAGGCAATGGCTGATTTTAAAACAGTTCCTGCAGCTAAAAAGAGGTGTACCCCTGATAAGTTTGTAATCCCGACATCAAGTGATTACCAGGTGTTGCTTGACTACAAATATAAGAAGGATCAGCTGAAGGAAACTGCAAGGTTTTACAGTTTACGTATATCAGGTACAAACCAAGAGCTTCTCTCTCGTATTTATACACACTTGAAAATGTCGGTGTTTACAATTAAAATACAAAGTATGTATCGAGGTCATTTACAAAGATTTTGTAATAATCTGCGAGGTCCAGCATTTTTAAAACGTTCTCTCTGTACGAATACTGATGACTTTCTGACAATGGAGAACTTAAGTAATATTCATCATCATCAGTTTGTGAGTTATATAGACAGTGATAATTTTGTCTATGGGTTCGACGTTCTTTCTCTCTACAACTTGAAAAAAAGTTCTCAAGAAGAACCAGTAAAGAACCCATATAACAGAACTACGATACCACAAGAAGTGTTTGTCAATGTGAAACGACTAATGAAGATTATGAAACGTGTGTATTCGTCTCCTCTTGATATTACGATTGAGAAAGAAGATATAACCACCTTATCTACAGAAGAAAGAATAAATCGTATTTTTATTGAAATGGATACACATGGTCATTATACTTGCATAAGTTGGTTTAATTCATTAAATCGTAACGAATTGATAAAATTTGTTCAAGAATTAGCTGATATTTGGTTTTACAGAGCATCACTTACGCCCGAAACTAGATATACTATTTGTCCAGAGGATCCATTAAGAAATTATAGTCTATTTCTAGCATTTATTAGGTTACAAGAAGATGTGAACACAGTACGTGAACAGGTTCTTAATGTGGTAGAATCGTTTGTATTTAGTGGAATGGATGACTCTTCTCGTTCTCTCGGTGTTATATATGTTTTACAAGCCTTCACTCTTGTTAATTATAACGCAAGAGAGACAATGCCACATTTCTATCAATCTGTAGAATATTCCCAAATGTTCTAAAATTATTTTGTATTTGCGTAAAAAGTAAATAAATATTCAACGAACATTTAGGAAATATATATTTTGTTACCCGTTATCATAATAAAATAATTGGTATATTACAATTAATATATATTGCAGTCGAAACCTACTTAAAAGCAACGCTGTAGAATAGTGTATAATGGCTATCAAGAAGAATACCACAACCCCTGCCCCCGCTACCGAGACTAAGACCCCCGCCAAGAAGGCGGCAAAGGTCGTGAAGAAGACTGTTGCTAAGAAGGAGACTGAGCCTAGCCCTGCACCTGTTGCTCCCGCCACCCCTGTTGCTGTAGCCGCTGGTGCGGCCGATGAGGCCACCGAGGAGAACACTCTTTTGGAGATGTCCTCTGTTTACTTCGCTACCCTTCAGAATATTGCACAGCAAATCAATAAGGCTAAGGCTGACTACCGTGTTCTCGAGAAGAAGTGGCTCCGTGAGATCAAGCAGTCCCAGAAGATTGCTAAGAAGAAGAGAAAGACTGGAAACCGTGCGCCAAGTGGTTTTGTGAAGCCCACTCGCATCAGTGACGAGCTTGCTGCCTTCCTTGGTGTTGAATCTGGTGTTGAGATGGCCCGCACTGATGTGACCAAGGAGATCACTGCTTACATTCGCAAGCACAGCCTTCAGGATAAGGACAATGGTCGCAAGATCCTCCCCGATGCCAAGCTCAAGAACCTTCTTGGTGATCTTGGAGACGAGACCCTCACTTACTTCAACCTTCAGAAGTATATGAGCCCCCACTTTGCTAAGAGCGTCAAGGCTATTGCCGCTGCCGCTGCCGCCGCTGCTGCTGAGGCAACTGCATAATCAAATATTATCATACAAAAAATAAAAGTTAACATAATAAAATAAAAATGCGATTGAAAGTTATTCATTATTGTTTGATTACACAATAATGAATAAATAATATTATTAGCTTATTAGCATTTTGTAGATACCATATCAAATACGCAAGGATTATCATTTGATTTATTTTTTACGGTTTGTTGAACTAGTTCACCTGGCATTACAGCGTCTTTCAAAACAAACATATCGCATATCTTATGTAGATCATCATAGTCTACGTCATACTTTATATAATATTTCAACCAATCGTAGAAGAGCATATTATCATATTTTACCTTTTTTGCAAATCTATTATATAGCTTGAATACAACATATATGTTTAACATGCTTTTTCTTTCGTCAGTTGTAGACGTATCATTGTTATAATCAGTGCCAGCTAATATACACACTTGTTTGAAATTATGATAGGCAATATTCAACTCATAAAGTATGATTGGCAAGTTGTATACCATTGCAGTTTTTGTATAGATATCTACATCACGAATTATATTGTTGCATCCGTACACAAACATATCCATATCATCACTCATACATCCCCAGCAATATCCGTTTAATACTAGGAACGCACATAATTCATCTGCTTCACCATTTGCATTGTATTGTGTTAGGTTAAATCCACTTATAATTTTTTTAACAGTATTTACTTTTTCACGAGTGATACGTGTTGCGTCTTGTTTAAATCTTTCATAGTTGCAAATGTCGGCACAATCTGCATCACCTGTTTGTATTTTTTCGAGGAGTTCTTTACATTGTTCGGATGCATCTTTTCGCCTTTCCTTGCGAATATTTAATGTTTGTATTTTTTCTTCTGGTGGTTTTCCATCGAAGACAAATATAGGATTTATATCATAAGATAATAGGGTATTTATAAGAGTGATCGTGTTTTCTATGAGTTTGTCTTCCATTTCATACCGGTACATATATATGCTTATATCTACTGCTAAAGAACAGCCTGATAGTTGTTTGAGTTGCGTTGTTTTGATACCATTTTTGCATTTATTTTTCATGTATGTATTTAAGTAGCGGATTCCCATACAAGTTGTTTATTTTATTGAATATACAATTGTATTTGTGGTTGGTTTTATTGTATATATAAGCCGTTTATTATATATTCAATTTGGTAGATTTTTATACACATTATGACATTTCACAGATCGTCATCCTCATAGATTTGTCTATATTTATTTCAAAACTTTCTCCGTTTTTTAACATTTTATCATAGCATCCTTTTTTCCCGTCTACATTGTTAATAATTTTTAATGTGTACTCTGAATTATGTTTGTCAACTAAGAACCTACAAAAGCTTTCTACATTTGTGTTCGTTTTTTTGAATAACATAGGATGCATATTATTTGTATCACACCATTCCATAAATGCTGGATAATTACATAATAAGATTGTAGTTGCAACATGGTATGCAAATATATTCGTATCTTCTTTATACAAGGCATCTCTTGCAGATTTGGATCTATTTGATTTTGAATACAAGAGAGAATAATCCAGCCCCATGAAATCAAGTATTTTGTTCATTTGAAATATTTTGAATAGACATTCAAACCCCAGTAAGAACTTAAGTGTTTGTGTAAAGGCAGTTATAGTGATTGTATAGTCGAAACAAAAATAAGTACACATACATGCGTTAACAATCACAGCCCATGATTCCGTATATGCTTCGAATAGAAGAAAATCGCTTTGAACAGGAAACACATTTTTCATAACATTTGTACATAGATCTTTGGTGTCTAAGCAAGAGAAGTCTAGAGAGAGATTATGAAATGTTTCGTGTATAAAGACTTTGAACCATTCTTCTTCTCTATAGATAACTATTTCGGATGTTGTGCTTGGGCATGTGTATGTGAATGCTGTGTTTGCATGTTCTTGTCCTATAACATCAAGTCTTGTGTTAGGTAATTCTTTCTTAAAAGGGGTCAAGTATAAAAATACATTGAGATCTCTTCCACATTTATTACTTGCGTATTTGTTTGCAATGTGCATCCATATAATTATTCTCTCAAAGTACTTGTTAAATATACCTACATGAGAGAAAGGATCCATACTGTTGACTATAAAGTTCACTTGGAGACGTTTGCCATTTAATTCAGTTTTATATGATAGATATCCTGAGCTTTCTGTTTCGATATACGTCTTAATTTTGTCAGGTATTGAGTTCATATTAAACGTTTTAGGTTTGGGGGTTTGTTTATTTTGGGTTATTGTGTGGATATCCACATTATAAAACTTATTTCCCTTCTCTCTTTTTGTCTTTTGAACATATTCGTTTGCTTGAATAATGTCGTTGAATAGTTGGCCTATGACATGGTGTGTTTTATCATTCCATTTAGGGGATGGAATACACCTTGATGTATTATTTTTAGATATCCATTCTATCATATCAATACTTTCTTCGCTAAATGGTATTATTTTCATTTGTATAATCTATTATACCAAAATACAATAGATTATTTTTATATGTTATTTATTGAAAAACACAAAACATATAAAAAATCTCGACGCACTCGTAGAAGAAATATAAGAAGATGAACTTACACTATAAAGTAATAAATTATATTGTAAGTAAGATTGTAAACCTACTGATAATGTAGTTTTATTCGTGGTTTTCTAATATGTTATCCCATTCATCGTTATCTTTATTTAGATAAGGATCTTTTAAGAAACAGCATGAATAATATAACATCTTGCAAAATATACCTTTTCGTCTGTTCTTTACCTTTTCTGGGTCTTCAATTGACTCCTCTAGGCTAGAAATCATTTTATCTTGTGTAAAAGACCACATGTTGACAATATATACAGTATTTACAAAACGGTGATATTGCCCAAAGATATATATAATACGTTTACATAATTGAGTTTCTAATAGTAATTAATTCTGTATCTAGTTTGGGTGGATATCCTTTAACGAACTTATTTAATGTCGCATTTTTTGTTGCACGTAATACCCCTTTATAATGGGGAATTTCTGTGAACTTATATGTCATTGCTTTCATTCTTGCATCGTTTTCATTTTTTCCTGGATATTCTGGGTCAATCGTTGCATCATCTGGTCTCACCTTTATTTTTCCGTTCTTTCCGTTTTTACTCCCAGCTCCGAGTGCCATGTCTGCATCTTTAGATAAGTCACTTTTACTTTCCGCAGCGAAATCAGCATAAAACTTTGGAGAAGTTATTTTGAACTTATTTGCTTGAACAAAATGTTCTACGCTGTTCCATGTATAATCGTCAATCTTGATAGGATTTTCTTGATCTATCCATGTATTATCTAATTTTTTCCGCCAATTAGGAAACTCGCCCTTTGCAGAAAGTTTGGCAAACTCTAACCTTCTTTCAGGAGGTTCGATCTTTTCGCCACTTCCTTTTCCAGGAGGTTTATCTATTGATTTATCGTAAAACTGAAATACGATTGATGGGTCGGTTTTTGTAAGCATATCTAAACTGATAACTTGTTCTTCTCCTTTTAAAGCTTCACCATCAATTGATTCTGCTAACGATCGAAAATTAGGTATTAGGACAAAAAGACCACTATTTCTCTCTATGCATTTTGTGATAATCATATTCTTAATATCATATGGAAGTTCATTGTACTTAAAAATGTGTTTATTTTTGTATGTAAGAATACGATAGTGTAGACCAGTGTTTTCTACTAGTATATAAAATTCTGGATCAAATACTCCATTCGATTTTATTTTTGGATCAACTGATCCACATTGAAGCATGTTATCATTTTCTTGTTTTGCATGTTCGCTTGATAAAACAACAAACTTAATGTTAAGAATACGTTCAATTGTTGATAATGTCCAAGTGTCTGCCCAAAACTCGGAAGATTGAACTACTGCTATTAATTTCTCAATGGTATCAACATTTTTCATAAACTTGACTTCATTATAAAGTTCTTGAGCATTTCTTTTCTGAGTTACTGCATCACCATGTTGCTTTGCAACAATCTTTGCATTCTCTATATGCTGACCCTGCTCACTTGATGATATAGTGTTTGTTACTAGACCTTTAAACTTTTCATAATCCTTTTCTAGATTTTTTGCATTTTTTTGTTGTGCAAGTGCTGTCTGTGTAGACGTTCGGTATAGATTTGTATAATTATCCAGTAGTTCTTGGTCTACCTCATTAGATAACTTTTTTCTTAGTGCGGACACTGTTGTAATTTGTCCTATTTGCGAAAATGCTAACCTAACACATTCAAATAAACTGTCTGGAGTGTTTTCAGTTTCACGTACATGATAGTTCATATTTTTCATTGCTTTTTGGATCCAAGATGTCGATTTTTGTTCACTTCCCATGAAGGCATTCTTTTCACGTTCCGCATCTTCGGAACTTTCTTCTTGTAGATCATTTGGAGGATTTGCATTTGTATCAAGAGAGAAAATGTCAGAACGTAAAGATGGAATACTTAGTACTACAGAAGCGTTGTCTATCTTATTGGGCATTTCAGTTGTCTTCTTTTCAGACGTCTTTGATTGTTGTTTGTCTGAGATCTCTTCTTTCGTATTTGTTAATGTCTTTTCTTCATCAGGTGGTATCATTCTATTTTTATCAATATATGATTTTGTTACGAAAGTGTATATGAGTGGCACTCCTAGCCGTTCTATGTCTAAATTATCATTCTCATCTGAAAAAGAAATAACATCAGACCTTGATAATTCATATACTCCAATTTGAACTGCTTTTCCATTATTTTTAATCATATATACTGGATGATATACGACCTGTTTTGATTTATATGTGTCTATTTGGTTTCCTATGGCAGATACAATATCAAATGAATGAATTTCAATAAGAAACAAGTCAACGTTTTTTTTGCGATCTTCTACCATAATTGATTTAATTTCCGGATAGCTAATAGAACCATCTATTTGCGAAACAACCATTGTATACAGTACTATACGTATACACTTTTATATCATGGTTTCGTGATATTTATTATATGATAAACATAAATCAAATATAATAAATCAAATATATTATATCCCACCTAGCATAATATATATGCATTCTGTTTATCTTTTCTGTTTATCTTTTCTGTTTATCTTTTCGATGGTATCAATTATTTTGAATAGCGACTTTGTTGACATGCCATGATATTGTTTGGGGGTTGATGAACTTAATTGTAGTATGAATTCCCTGATAGTAATCTTACTATCAATATGTATTTGACCACATACTTGAAATAGGTCACTGATATCATGCTGAATAAATATACAGATGTTTTCTATAATCTCGTCATTTAAACAAATACTATCTTTATTATTAATATTCGTGTATAGATTGTTAACAATATTATTCATTAATTCAATAACCTTTTCTTGTTCTACTATTTGATGTGTAAAATATAGATTTGTAATAAATAGTGTAATAGATCTGCGAAAATCATTTCCTTTATTTGTTTCACAGAAAAGATCGTAATTTTCGTCTGGGTTTATGTCTTTAACGTTTTCATAGCTAAGCAAATATTTCACATATTGACCCATAAATACTTCTCGGATAAACTCATACTTTTTAAATAACAATGCGTATATACGCGAGTAATCTTTAGAATAGAAACTATTTGTAGACATAATATATGTAATTTTCTCTGATAATTCAATTACTTCTTCTCCAGTAATATCTGTTTCTAACATCTCATCTATTGTATTTGTAAGAGGTGTTATTAGATCTAAATCACTGTTTGTTGCAACTTTATTTAAAATCGTTCTAATTTTCTTAACATAAGTTTCAACAATAGACAACTCCTTTTTCAACATAGTGGAAACATTGAATACAATATTGCTTTCTCCCGCATTTGAATTAGATTTATTATTTTTATCTATCCATGCGGATTGTTCCATAGAACGTTTTCCGTATTTGTCTTTTCTTTTTCGCTTGTCGTTGTCGTGAACAGATTCCTTTTTACTAAACACTGGTGTTTTTATATAATTGGGCGACCCAACTAATGATGATAGATTATTAATGAGCTCAACTGTGATGTCAGGAAGGATAACATCAAATCCTTTTGTAGAAATACCTTGAAAATCACTTAACGTGTAATAATACATTTAATTAACAAATTATATATACCTACTAACAAGTGTATAAAAATATTTATATAGTTTACATATATATTATATTACACTCATTATAACTTGTAAAAAATGAATATCTAACCGTTTAAGATTAGATTTAGTGATGTATAAAGTTATTTACTTGTTAATAGTATTAGTGTATATTTAGTAAAATACTTAAAAAAACTATGCCATGTTATTATATTGTGTTTGAGTATGCCAAACTTATTTAAGCCCGATTTACTAGACAGTAAACCTATAGAAGAAGCCCCGTCTGAAGACCCAAAGAATGAAAATACAGATAACACCGAAAATAAAACCGAAGAAAAACCCGATACTCCTTTACAGAAGGAATATGCTGAAATACAGAAGTGGGACGAAATGAACTTAGCGCCTGAAATACTTCGTGGTATTTATGCGTATGGTTATGAGATACCAAGCCCTATACAAAAGAAGGCTATTCAACCTATGATTGATGGAAGAGATTTGATCGCACAAGCACAGTCTGGAACAGGCAAAACTGCAACATTCACAATTGGTTCATTAATGTGTATTGATAAAAGTAATCAAAATGTACAGGTAATTTGTTTAAGCCCGACGAGAGAGTTAAGCACTCAGATCTACACCGTTTTTAAAGGATTATCAGAGTTTATGCCTGACTTGGTAGTTGAAACATTTATTGGCGGCGTTCCTGTAAATGAAAATATTCAAACAATTAAACGTACACGACCACATATTGCGATCGGAACTCCTGGACGAGTGTTTGATTTGATTAGAAGAAAAGCAATAAACTGTAGGCACGTGAAGAAACTTATTCTTGATGAAGCAGACGAGTTGCTTTCATATGGTTTTGATGAACAGATAAAGTCTATTTTTACATGTCTTCCTGAAAATATTCAAACTTGTATTTTTAGTGCTACATTACCTAACCATATCTTTGATATGACTGATCGCTTTATGAAAAATCCTGTCAGTATCATAGTAAAAGCTGAACAACTCACACTGGAAGGTATTTCACAATATTATATTGCAACCGAGAATGATGTTCAAAAGTATGCAACCCTTGTAGATTTGTATTCACGTTTTTCAGTGTCACATTGTATTATTTATACAAATACAATTAACCGTGTAACTGATTTGTCCGAAGCAATGACGTCTGATGGGTATCCGGTTTGTTGTATTCATTCAAATATGAGCATATCAGAAAGAGAAACAGCACTTGCTGATTTTAGATCAGGAAAACATCGTGTTTTAATCTCTTCTAATTTAACTGCGCGAGGCATTGATGTTCAACAAGTTAGTTGTGTAATTAATTTTGACATTCCTAGAGATGTATCAACCTATTTGCATCGCATTGGAAGAAGTGGTCGATGGGGAAGGAAAGGTGTAGGCATTAATTTAATTACCGAACGAGATGTTAGTAAAATGAAAGAGATTGAGACATATTACAGAACACAAATAGATGAAATGCCTTCGGACATAGCAATCTAATGATAATAACTAATGATAATTAAATTATTAGTTTGTATGATATTTATATTTTCTATATTTGGTATAGTGTTAGTACATTATGCCAAATATTGCAGTCCTAGAAGCATTTATAAGCAACGATCCTTCGACGCAACATTATGTTAAAAAAGAGTCCGATAATGATACAGATACAATTATTGAAAAAAATGTGGCGGCCAACTTTCATACGCCGGTTTATTATGTTAAAAGTAAAACCAGACATTCACTGGATAAAGGGTTGATTAAAGATCTAGAAATATTAGAACCACAAGATGACGATGAAGGGAAACCTTTATTAGACTATGTGTTTGCAAATACATCCCCGTTGGGTAAGATTATGCGGCCAGAAATGGCCAAGTATTATACAAGTGATCGTAAGTTTTTAAATGACACAAAGAAGGTTTTAAAACGTCTCTCTATCGAAGATTTGCAAACATTTGAAAACATAGATACAGTAGAAGAGGTATTTCAGGTGTGGAAAGATTTGAAAGCAGAAAAAGAATTTAGGGAGAAATACTATTACATAGAATGGGACAAACTGTCATTTTTAAATGATAATGAACTGTTCCTACAAATACTTAGCATGTATAACTTAGCATCTCCTATAATGGCATTACTTGTACCGGTATTCATGTCAATTATACCGTTTATTATTATTAAAATGAGAGGAATAGATATAACATTGACAAATTATTATACGATATTTAAGGATGTTGCACGTAATCATGCTATAGGAAGGCTTTTTACTAGTCTTAATGAAGTGGACTGGCAACAGAGAATAACTATTATAATGTCGGCTGGTATCTACTTCATGTCATTATACCAAAATACTCAGATCTGTATTAAGTTCTACCAAAATATGTATAAAATACACGATATTTTGTTTAAGATATCACGTTTTATACGAGGATCTATAGCTAGAATGAATACATTTCTCTCTTACACACAGAAATTGTCATGTTATAAAAAGTTTAATTCAACATTAATTGATAATATTGAGATATTGACAAAGATAACTGATTCGATAGATGAAATACATCCCTTTTGTTTTTCTTATAAAAAGATTTCTGACATGGGAATAGTGCTTCAGAGATTTTATACGCTATATAATGATGAACAATATAATGATGCAATATCATTTGCATTTGGTTTTGAAGGCTACATGATAAATATGTGTGGTATTAAAAAGAATATAGTAGAAAAAGTAATGAGGTATGGAAAAATAGTTGACAAAGGAAATAAGACAGGAATAAAGTTAAAGAAGGCGATATATCCCCCTCTTTCAAAAGATGAACAAATCATGAACGATATTATAATTAAAAAAGATGCCATCATAACGGGTCCTAACGCTTCAGGAAAGACAACTATTCTGAAAACAGCCATGATAAATATTATATTTACACAACAGTATGGCTGTGGATTTTATAGTGACGCAACCATTATTCCTTATCATGTTTTTCATTGTTATTTGAATATTCCTGATACATCAGGGAGAGATAGTCTTTTCCAATCTGAAAGTAGAAAATGCAAACAAATCCTTGAAAAAATAGATAAACAATCACACGATACCAGACATTTTTGTTTGTTTGATGAACTGTATTCAGGAACAAATCCTAAAGAAGCAGTTCGGTGTGGATACGCATACTTAAAGAACTTATCTGACAAGTTAAATGTTCAGTATATGATAACAACTCACTATAACGAATTATGTGAAAAACTAGATAAGTATGAAAATATAGTTAACTTTAAGATGAATGTAGATATAGATGATGCAAATCGGTTCCATTACAAATATACTATTGTAAAAGGTATTAATGAACTTGATGGGGGGATAGAAGTATTGAGGCAAATGAACTATCCAGAACATTTATTAAAAGATATGAATTAACTGGTTCGTCTATTTTGCGAAATTATAATATGGTGTGTTTCTAATGGCGATCCAAGAATTAGTGAGTATACCTTTTTTGGTATCAATTGTTATTACTTGCGTGCTTGTAGCTGCAGTATCATTTCTATTTTATAACAAGATACAACAACAGAGTGCACAAATTAGTGCAATTATGGATCTTACAACAACGCTGGTTGCAGAAGTGAACAGCATTAAGTCTAGCGAACATGTTGGAATTGGAAGTAGAGGAAGTGTAGATAATTCTCAAAGCAACACTTTAGAAGAAGCGACTGGAGTAATGAATGATATTCATAAGGTAGCTATGAATGTTCCATTTATGACAGGCGCAATGGATAGTTTAGATCCTTTGATTGATGTGTCTGAAGACGAAGAAGGAGAGAGTAGTGATGAAGATGAAAGTAATACTGAAACTAGTGATGATGACGATACCGACGATGATGATGACGATGACGAGGATGATAACGAAGATGATGACGAGGATGATGACGAGGATGATGACGAGGATGATGATGATAACAAACCCAGAGTAGAAGAACTTGATAGTGGTGACATCTCCGAAACAAAGCTTAGTAATATTGCAGATATTGACGATGCCGAAGCTTTAGAACTAAAAGACAATGAGGATGATTTAGGTATCGACATAACTAACTTGAACTTTGAGAAGTTCGCTATGGATGATATTGATGATGCTGAAGAACTTACAAATGGTACAGATGAAGAAGTTGGATTAAAAGGCGAAAGCAAAGTAATCGAAATCGGAGAACAAGATGTTACTGATTATAGTAAATATACCGTGTCTGAATTAAGAAAGGTTGCATTTACTAGAGGTCTCATTGGAGACACCGATAAACCAAACAAAAATAAACTAATTAAAATGTTGTCAGCATAATAACTTATTGCCTATATATATATAGAAAAATAGGATAGCATTAATGGAACAAGATTTGAGACCCCTTGGTGTTAGCTCTAACAATATTCATGAAAACCAACCCGCACTTATGTCAGATGGAAGACAAAACTGTAGCTGGTTGTCTGAGGCAATTGTAGACGATAAGTTTAGAAGTCTATCTGGTTCTGCAACTAACTGGGAATACAGAAAATATCTTACAGCAAATGCAAATAATGTTATGTCAAACAATATGAAAAATGAAATGATGAATAATGTTAACAATATCTCGCCCACAGACGGAACATCTGTATCTGCACCTTATAATTATAAAGGTATGGATGATAACACAGCTATAAGAAACAACTTTGGAAGTGATCTAAAACAATCATATTTATCACGACAACAACTACAGTCTAAAATGCATGCACCAAGCATATATGAAGGAAGTCGTTAAATTGAATGTTACATATTTAAATATATAAGTAATTACCGATATATATTTAAAAACTTTACTACGGAAATGCATCGCAGTCTTAGAATAACTGATATATATATTCCAGTTTTCCAACTATGTACAAAAAAAAGAGCTGGCCAAGATATTTCCAGGTATATTATGGGATTTACAATGAACCCAACAATGAACTATATAAATGAACTAAATATTATACATAAAATACAAAAAATAAATCTAACTGTAACTACCATGTTTACATATCATGTGAGTAATTTAGTATACCAAACCATGGATATTGAAAACATAAAAGATATCATAGAAAAAAATATTGACAAAGATATGAAGTTTTCACATTATTGTTGTGGAAACAACGGTGTTTTATACAAAACTAAAACAAATTTTGGATTATATGTTACTGACCCAACGTTGGAAACAGTATTTAGTAACAGTATTAGTATTTTAACTCTTGCGAATGATGAAACAACTGAATAATCTCACTATCTTATCTATCCATCGGATTTTCTATTTCTTCCATGTTATCAATCGGGTCGTCATCAAATAAGCGAAGGAACAAACAGAATAACATATAGACGAAGATAGTACTAATACATATCGCAAGAACAAAAAATAGGACTATAAGGAACCGATCCATTAGGTGTTATATACGTATAGTACAACACCTATACGTCTATATTTGTTTGTATTATGTATTTGTCATATGTATTTGTCATATGTATTTGTCATATGTATTTGTCATATGTATTTGTCATATGTATTTGTCATATGTATTTGTCATATAATGATTTAATGGGTCATTATATGATTATATTATATTTGTATTTTGGTAGGTATATAGTGAATGAAAATACTTAGCATAGATGTTGGTATAAAAAACTTAGCGCTATGTCTTTTCTCTCTTGATAATGTTTCCGAAGAAGATGTTAGCGAAAAATCACCTTTAGATAAAAACGTTAAGATACTTAAGTGGGATGTTGTAAATCTCACTCAAAAGGATGATCTAAAATGTTGCAGTTTAGATGTATCTGGTGGATGTCTTGCTGAGGTAAAGTTTGCAAAGAATGGTAAACATTACTGTACGAAGCACTCTAAAAAAGAACCGTATCAAAAACCATGTAGCGATTTTACACTTAAGACTTTGAAAAAACAAAAACTGGCTGGATTAAAGGATATCGCATTAAAACATTGTATAGAATATAATACTCCATTTAAAAAGGCGGATCTAATCGATCTGATTTTTTCATATGGTAAAGAAAAATGCTTTGAACCGGTAGACAAGATAGATGCCGGCAAGTTAGATATTGTCACAATCGGAAGAAATATTAATCACAAATTAAACATCATGTTTGAAGAAGATATCGATACAATAGATATGGTTATCATTGAAAACCAAATAAGTCCAATTGCAAATAGAATGAAAACGATACAAGGTATGTTATCGCAATATTTTCTAATGAGGAATAGTATTTTAGATATTGAGTTTATTTCTTCAATCAACAAATTAAAAGATGACGAAATACACAATACTTATTCGGAGAGAAAAAAAGCAGGTATTAAAAAGTGTTTTGATATGATATCAGTAAATCATTCCGCATGGATACCATTTTTTCAAGTTCATAAAAAGAAAGATGATTTAGCAGATTGTTTTCTACAAGGTATGTGGTATATTCAACATAGAGTTTAGCCGATATAAATAATTATATATCTATTCGTAATACTTAGAAGTAATTAGTATAGATTATTAGTATTATGGACGACGTTATCGAGATATCTACATTTGACGACATTGAGCCATTGAGTATTAGCAGTAATAACAACATTTCTAGTGGAAAATTTGGAGATGGCATCGAACTCTTATTGAATGATAAAAAAGATGCCGGATCTAGGGACTCTTTAGGATTAGATGAACTCGACCAACTAGAGTCCGAATTAAACGATTTCAGTGATACTAATAAGAGTGGTGGAGGATTATTTAATGACCGTATACATATTAATGACGATAAGCCGTCTGTCTCATTTGAAGAACCAAAATTAACTGACGAAAATACCCCAACAACCTCTACCTGGGATGGATTTGAAAAGTTTAATGATATTCCGATCAATCCTGAAATAAAGGCGCCAACTAAACCATTTCAAAGTAAAGAAGAGGCACTTCGTGAAAAGTTCCAGATTTTACGAAAGCTTGAAATGCTTGAACAAAAGGGTGTTCAGTTATCAAAAAAGTATACGATGGAATCGTCCATGTTAGAAATGAAGGGCGAATATGAGACCATTATGGACGAGAAAGCAAAGCAAAACTCTATTAAGTTTCAAGGAAATATCCTAATGACGTGTATTAATGGCATTGAGTTTTTAAATAATAGGTTTGACCCATTTGATTTGAAACTAGATGGATGGAGTGAACAAATTGCAGATAATGTGGATGACTATGATGAGGTGTTTAGTGAGCTTTATGATAAGTATAAGTCAAAGGCTACTATGGCGCCCGAGTTGAAGTTATTATTTCAGGTCGGAGGAAGTGCTGCCATGTTGCACATGACAAATACAATGTTCAAGTCTGCCATGCCAGGTATGGATGATATTATGCGACAGAATCCTGATTTGGCAAAACAGTTCCAAGCGGCTGCTGTTAATTCAATGGGAAATACAACCCCTGGATTTTCTAATTTTATGAATAGTGTTAACAATCCAGACCCTGCTCCTCGTCCTGGTTCTGGTCCTCCAGCTCCAGTTTCAACACAAGGTCCTCGCGCAGCTCCTCCTCCATCACATAGACCTGGAAATACCGATAGTTTTTCTACTCGTCCTGACTTGTCCAGAAGCATGAATATGGGATCAAATGATGGTATTAATATCTCTGAAAGCTTTTCTAATGCAAACGCAGCTGAAAGAAGTTCTCGTTCACAACAACCACCTGCAGCTCCTCGAGCAGAAATGAAGGGACCATCTGATATTGATAGCATTCTTTCTAATTTGAAAACAAAGAAGGTAAACATGAGCATTCCTCAAAGAACCCCTGTTATGGAAGAAAGTTATCCAATGGTACCTGAACTTGTTAACGACAGTAGTACAATAAGTATTTCTGATTTAAAAGATATGCAATCTCCCGCAAACCTTCCAAAGAAGTCTCGTCGTAGAAGAAACGGTTCTGATAAGAACACCATTAGTCTTGATATCTAAGACTGTATTTTTTTCATAATATAGTATATAGTTCTACTATAATATGATATCTAAGACTGTATTTTTTTCATAATATAGTATATAGTTCTACTATAATATGATATCTATAACAGAAATCCCATGGTTAGACGAGATACCAAATGTTCTTCTTTATATATCAACATATGGACTATCTGAAATGCTTGTTCGTGAGTATATGCGTAAAAGACCAATCGTAGAAATATTATATCATGTATTTCTTCTTGTCCTTTATTATTTTGCACACATAACCTTAAGAAACTATAAAGAAACAAACCCCGGATATACCGGTTATTAACTTATTTAAGATTTAAGATCGGATAATGTAAGTTTATAACCCCAATGTTGAAGAACTTGCCGTATTTTAGGCGAGACTAAGTAATCATCTAGTCCCTTTTTTAGATCTTTTTTGTGTTTCTTTTTAATTAGATTGATTAGAAAGTTTTTAAATCTTCCTTTGTCACCCGTCAACGCACTCCAACGACCTATTTGTCTCTCGTCGTCGGGTGTTCGTTTACCTTGATAAAAATCACAATACCATTGAACCCATCCATAAGGATGATATTTTGTGATCCATTTTTTTCCTTCCCAGAACTCGAGTGTCGTTCCTACCTTTACGCCATACTTATTTATTTTGGTGTCATATTCATCAAAGGAACGTGTAAGATGATCATTTGGTATACCTTTCCACCATGATTTGGGATATTTTGTATGGACATTTTTTAAGTTTTTATTGACTACTGAAGAGTAAATAGGTCTCCAGTAAGTGCCGCCAAAACTTCCGAGCTTAAACATGTCTCTAGGTGTTAAGTTTGGTCGAAAATCAGGATAGTCTTTGAATATAAGAGTTCCATCGCTTCTCTTTTTTGATTTACTTGATTTATTACGCCTTGTCTTATTTTTTGCTCTTTTTGAACCATCTATTTTGTTCGTTTTGTTCATTGTTAGTTTATAAAGAGATATTATTATACAAATAGAGTGTAATATGAGTAAACAAATGAACATCAAAAAATTAGAAAACAATATCATACAGGTAGATTTCAAAATAACAAATAATAAACTAAATATGGTTCAGTTAATAGATACGTCAATTATTGATATTATCCATAGTGTTCAAAAAAGAGAGTTTGTTGAAGAATATATTTTATCTCAAGAGGACGAAACCAACAAACAATCGTTACAGATAGTTTTTTGTCATTTATTTAGTGACATTGGTATGCCACAGTTCTTTTTAAACATGGATGTTCGCAAAAATAAAGATGCTGAGAATATGATGTTATTTACATGTTCAAAAAATAAAGTTGCAATACCAATGGAAGGCGTTGCTATGTCAAGGCATATAAAATCATCTCCTATTGAAAGTATCGACGTTAAGTGCGTCTTTCCAGATATATACACTTGTATTTTCACGGTATTTATAAAACATAATACTCCTCCAGAACTATTAAAGTTTGAACCAATGATTCTTACCATGTTTAAGAAAACATTTAAAGCAGTAAAAACGCTTATAGAGAACTTACCATAATATGTATGAAGAACATTTTTATATCTGCTTTTTTTATTGCCCGAATATTGGGAACCTTTGTGAAAGAAGGTATTTCATACCTTTTTATTCATAAGAAATATAATCGTTTTGTAAAGGAAGTAACACATTCCCTAGTTAAAACCGACGTGTTATTTGTAAAAATAATTCAATCATTGGCCCACGCTAATAATTTGATAGACGATGAAATAAATAACGAATTAGTCCGATATACAGATCGTGTTCCTTACACGAAAATAGACTTAAATCGTGATATTATAGATCACATAAAACGTGAAACACCGTACGTTTTTGTAAATGATGACCCGTTTCGTTCTGGCATGATTTCTCTTATTTATCAGATTGAACACATTGATACACATGAAAGATATATTTTGAAAGTGAAACGCAATAATATCAAGGCAAGGTTAAATACGTCAATCGAGACAATGTCTGCATTTTTATCTATGTTGTCGGGTGTTATTTATTGGTGGGTGAAAATAGACATTCAAGAACCCATAGATAAACATATGGATGTACTAGAAGAACAACTAGATTTCCAACAAGAGAAAGAGAATACAAAGTTATTTTATCGTAATTTTGAATATATTGATTACGTAAAGGTACCCGAAATCATTGAAGAGGACAATCCGTTGAATAATGATTATATTATTATGGAATATATTGAAGGGAAATCATTTGATAGTGTAGATCCAAAGGTGTACGATAAATATGCTAGTCTTGTTACGAAAATGGCATTAAACTGTATAATAATCAATGGAACTATACACGGTGATTTACATGCGGGTAATCTCATTTTTATTGAAAATAACGACAATATCATAGAACAAGAAAAGATACCAAAATATCAAATAGGAGTTATTGATTTGGGGTTGGTTGTTACTGTACCTACCAAAGTTCAGGAACTAACTCATTTTGCAATAACGAACTTTCAAAAACAAGACAAACTTATTCAGATTGCCGAAAGATATCTACGTGCAACATTATATCCACCTGATTTTTTAGACACATTGAGTGAAAAAGATCGACATTATATTATTCAAAATGCGACAGATCTTCTTGCGAATACACTTAAAGAAGGAAATACTATTTCACAAATTAAAGTATATAATAGCTTTCAAACTGTAAATACTTATATACAGAATGTAATTGCACAGGATTACAAAGTTAAGCTAGATAAATATGTTGTAAGTATGCAAGTTGCGATATCTATGTCAAACGGGGTTACAATGCAGTTATCGAATAATGATTTTAACATACAATTAAAAAATGCTGCAGATGAAATGTTTCATGTTAACATTTTTGACGATATTAGTGAAAGTGATGAAGATGAATAATAAATAATATATAAACACGAAAATATAAGCATAATATTATATCTTAATATAATAAGTAATAATATTATGCCAAAAAAGTACACTCGTAAACAGATAGTAGATAAAATAATAAAACAGCGAAAGGGTAGAAAGCAACATAACACTACATATAAAAAGATTAATAGTGTTGGTGGTGCAGAACCAGACAATTTTTTCAAAGGAAAGACATTTACTATTGACGAGTTTATTGATAAGGCTTGTTTGACTTTTACCAATGATAAAGACGGCAAAACTTTTTTAGATAGGGAGGATTACCTCGAAGAATTAAAAGAAAAAACAACTAGTGTTTCAAGGCGATCAGATCCTGCGACTGTAGAAGATTATCAACGAATGTTAAAGGTATCTCAGATCTTCGAATCAGACGAAACATTTTTTCAGTGTGTTCGTTCATTTATTCAAATGGAGATGTTTATCCAAGACGATTATGATGAGTTTATGAAATTAAAAATTATCACGGATAAAACACTCACTATTATTGCAAAGAAAAATGGTATAGATGACAAGAGTATTTCAGATGGTATCTATGGCAATCGAGCAGAGACTTCACTAGGATCATTTTTAAGTTTTATTAAACTTATTAGCCGTAAAACTCTTGTTCACTGGATAAATACCAATATGAACTCTAGAACAAGACTTTCAAATAGAGTTCAGATCGCAAATATAATCCGTCGATTAAAACCAGATTATTATTTGTATGTTATGTTTGCAAGAGAGCCTGTGCGGTCAATGTTATCCAATCCATTTTCTAAGAACAAAAATCCTCAGTATAAATATCTCATATCGCAAAACAACCGTAAATATATTTATGAAATAATGAGCGAATATACAAAAATCGCCACCCCAGATGATATGTATCGAGTATTGTTTGATTTTAATAGTTATGCCCAAATTAACTATAATAGTAATACAACCTCTTTGAAAATAGCAATATCCATTTTAGCTGATTATGAAGGTGCAAAATACAGCCCATTTACAACAAATAAATGGGATATACGTATTGATAAGTCGAGTAAAAACATGAACTTTTATTCTGGTGAGATGAGCGAAGTTACAAATAGTGCGTACGATTCGGCGATTGGCAAACGGATACCTAGAACTAAATATACTCCAAGTGGTTCATTGATGTCTACATCTGCTCTTTTCGAGCTTCAAAAGAACTTCAGAGGAGAGGTAATTAGTCGTGGAGGGTTTGAAATAATTATATTAAAGGGAAATGCAGAAACGCCCGAATACACTAATTCTGGAAAAGATCAAGAAGTAATATTCCGTCATCAAAAGATAGATCCAGTTGCACCAGAAACTTTGAAAGTGTTTATTCCCAATGATAGTCCATACAAGGGTTTGTCAAGAGATTTCACACTTGATTTATTCGAAGAACCGGTATTAGATACGGAGAACCCTAAAAAAAATACCAACAATGTAGGCGTACTTATATACAAGTATTTTTTATACCATATTGCAAGCCACATGAAAAAAGGTGGAACATCTTTGACACAACAACAGCAGCTTGGTGGAGATAAAATAATTGAAGAAACTGCAGTTCTAGATCAACTGAATAAAGATAACACTTTGGGAGAACTAAATAAGCCAAATGACCCGGAACCTATTATATTTGACGATGAAACTAAGAATAAACCTAAAAAAAGTGTTCGTTTTCAGGATCAACCATTTCTTCATTATGAATGGCTTTCTATTTATGCACGTATCAAAGAATGGATCGATAATGGTTTGTCCCTCGAAGATGCAATAGGTAAGGAAGATGAAATTATCCAGAAAAAGTTAGATGAAGTGTACAATTATAAATATTCCCTTTTACCAATTGTAACAGATGAAACACAGAGAGACGAAGAAATGAGAAAAAAAGATCAATCTTATTTTGATACATATGGAGATTTTTTTAAGGCTTATGCTGTTATGCACGCAAAGGCTACAAATCCTTCTATTGTGGAAGCAAAAGATATATTTTCAATGACAAACATACAAGAAAATGTTATGTTTTTGCCCCAGGGTAGTACCGGAATTGAGACGGATCAAATTAACGTGTATAGATCTGGCATGGCTTCAACAACTAGTGGTATTTTTTATAGGTTTATTTCTGTATATGATATTGAAAGGGTTGAGTTCAATGAAATATCTAATGATGAAACACCCATATACATGTTTATTCCAGAAGTTGAACCAAAAGAATTAGAAAATAACAAATATAATGCACCTGTTGTTATCCCACATATCGTTACTACTTCACCAACAAATCCAGTTGAAAAAGGTGGAGCTGAAAAGTTCTCAAAGGAACTGGCGGATCTTCCAGAAAATAATGAACCCAACCCATTTATTCATGAGTATACGAAGGAAAACTATAATGATCTAATAGAAATGTTCAGATCAAATAACTTCCATATATTCTCCGGGTTTGAATATGACCCTAACGGTGGCGATGCATTATCAACTTATCTTGATACAATTGAACCAAGCAAACGTGATGCATTCTTTGCATATAAAACATATGAAGAAGGAAAGATCAAATATACCGCATTTGATGGCATTACTGGTCCAACAGATTCTGTTTCAAGTAATACTAATTATGAATTGTTATATGGAACAGGTATTAACTCGTTTGAAGATAGAATAACTGACACACAAATAGATGAAATAGTTAAGTTTATTGATGAACAAACGCATGGATTATTAAGTTCTCAAACAATGGCCAGCTATACGAATGTAATAAGAGAGAATATTAAACTCAAAAAAAAACTAACAATGGCTAATCCTGAAAAAGGATATATCTATACATTTACAGTTGATGAGTTTATTCTAGGTAATAAAAGTTATCAAACAACCAGAGAAGGAATTATGAGCAAAATGACGGTCGGATTTTTCTGTAATTTTGAAAAAATAAATAATGTTTATGATCTAGACAACAATTCAGTAGAAAGAAAGAATATTATTTTGTGGAATAATCCTTCTCTTGCAATGAAACAACAGATTATGATAGGTGCACCTCGTATGTACAACGGGTTCTTCAAAAATATTTGGAACTCATTGGACGGTAAAGAGGATCC